TTGGATTGATAAACCTGTTAATAGTCCTGTGATAGGCACTAACTCTGAGCCACTACCTCCACCACCTTCTATAACTGCAGTAGCATCAAAATAACCATCACCAAATCCAGTCATCTGGATAAAGTCTATACCACCATCATCTTTTAGATATACGTTACCAGTAGCATGACCATTTGAGTTTTCATCTTCAATTTTTAAACGTAAAGGGTCATAACCCTCACCTGGGTCTAATACCTCTACTGCTATAATTTCTCCTGCAACTCCTGCTATAACTGGTCTTAGCACTGCCTCTCTAATAGGTGTGCCACAGTTTCCTATACGAAGTCTAGGAGGGTCGTTTGGGTCGTATCCACTTCCATTGGCAGTAACGTACACCTCTCTAACCCCGAAGACGCTGTTAAACATCGGGACGATTTGTGCACCAGAACCAGGAACTGTACGTGTCATACGATTACTAAGTCACCTATCATTCCTGCGTGAGATACCACTGTGCATTGGTATTTGTAAGTTGTGCCTGCTGATAACGACATGGGCACAGTGTAATACTGGACTCCTTCTTGGTTACCACTCACACCATCAGTAACAGCAGCTCCTCCTGCTGATACTCTTATTGCAAATGGATGTGATGCACCTGTATCATTTGCAAACCTGTAAGTAAATCCTCTATACAAATATAGAGTTGGATTGTCAGTTGAGCTGTTAACTCCAGGTCCTGTAAAACGATATGCTGAAGACCCATTTGCACCGATATTCCATCCCATTCCTCCTGATGCAACAGACTCTACACCATTACTACCGAAGATAAGAGCCTTATTTTCTCCTACTGAGAATCCACTTTGCATGAATAACTCAGCGTTTATCAACAAAGTATTAGATGCAACACCAGTTGTAACACCGTTACCACCCATAATTTCAACGCCACCTGTTGAAGAGTTGGAGGTATAACTTCCACTATCACCTGATATAGATTGTATTACATTCTGTACAACGTTTGGTGAGGTGTTTGTAATCGTTAAATTATCTCCTGCAACATCTGTTGATACACCTGTGCCACCTATAAAGTTAATTGTAGTAGTTGTGCTACTTGCAGTCTTACTATTATTATCTGTCCCAATAACAGTAAACACGTTTTGGTCAGGAGCACCTAAACTTCCTGTCATAGCGATGGTAACTGTGTCACCAGCTATTGAAGTGGAGATGTTTGTGCCACCCGCAATAGTTAAGGTATCAGTTGCAGCAGATGCTGTAGTTGTGCCACTGTCTGCGTTTATAGTTTCAAATAAATTCTGTGTAGTCCCTCCACCACCACCTGAGGCAGTCTCGTCATTAGCAGGATACCAGTAACTATTAGTGCCATCCCATTTCAATACTTGTCCATCAGATGCACCACCACCTACAGTTAAATCTACATCACCAAGGTCACCAATACTGTGGTCTTCACCTATAAGTTTCTTCCATCCCCCTGCTGTTGCAACTCTTGCTGTAGTATCACCAGAGACATATGCAAACATACCATGATGCACAACATTGTCAGGTAAATCTCCTGATGCAGCAAAATGATTGCTATACTTCAACTTACCATCATCACCATCAATATATGTTAATGCATTACCTGTGCCACCACCCCAAAATTTAATATCTCCTGTGCCATTAGGTTGTATAGTTATATCACCACTAGAAGATGATATGATTTTATTTCCTGCTACATCAAGGTCTGCAGTTAAAGAATCTAGAGCACCCTCAGCAAACTGAGACCCATTCCATTTTAAGAATTGACCAGTTGTAGGTGACCCAACATTTATCTGTAAATTGGTGTCATTACCTAGGTTGGTATATAACTCATCGATGACTGAATTTAATTTTATAGCTCCATCTCGCAGGCTGTCACCTGTGCCATCATTCGCAGAAGAGCCTATGTTAAGATTTTGCTTTGCCATTTTCGGTAGTTTTCTACAAGTTTATTTATGTGCCATCAAAGGACTGTGCAGTAGAATCGAAACTACTTGATGTAGAATCAAATCTATTCTGTAAATCTCCAAGTCCACCAGAACCAGATACGGTTAAGTTTGCCTGATTAGAATCTAGAGGAGAGTTTTGAGCATTGTTGGCTGGTACAGGTCCGATGATTCGACAACGATACTTATACCCTGTCATATATGCTAAAGCGGTAACACTATATGACGCTGCTGTTGCACCTGTGATAGCTGCAAATGCAAATCCACCATCAGTTGACCTATACCACTGATAAGAGATAGGTCCGTTTTCTGGTATGATAAGTGCATTGACTGTAAATGTCGCAGTCTCACCCGCATTGACTGTTACACTCTGAGGTTGTAATGTAAACTGCAACGTTGGAGGAGTAGGTGCATCTCCACCACCATCTCCACCACCCTGATCCTGTTGCACAGGAGATACAGTGTATGTGGTGTCTATAGTTTCTCTTGTTGTCAACCCAATCATATAAGGGAAGTCAGGCTCATTCTGGTCAT